TGAACAGCAAATTTCCGCATCTACACGAACAATCCCCACTTTAGAAGGGTTTGCTGCACAACAAAGCAATATCTCTCCAGAACAATTAGAAACAATGTCGGTTCAAGACGTTGCAGGCCAGGCCGTAGCGGCTGGGATGCCATCTCGTCAAGTTGTTAATCAAGAAATGGCCGACCAAGCGGTTCTAAATTACCTTCGGGTTGCAGCTCCAACAGAGTACGCAAAACTGGTTGCAAAAGAGCCAAAACAACTTCCTGCTGATATGCAAGGTTATCAACTCGCTGTTCAGCAAGGATATAAAGGGACATTTCTAGATTATCAACAAGAACTTCGTCGGGCTGGTGCAACCAATGTGTCGGTTAGCACAGAAAAATCCTATGGTGGTGCATTAGCAGGTGAGGTAGCGAAATCAGATGCAGCAAAGTTTGAGGCAGCAAATTCTGCTCCTCGAATTATTGAAACGGTGCAATCAACGCGAAAATTACTTGATACTGGCAATGTAATTACTGGTATTGGGGCACAACAACGTCTTGATCTTGCTCGATTTGGTCAATTGATTGGTGTGACTGGTAAAACCACCAATGAACTTGTTGCAAATACACAGCAGTTACTTGCAAACCGCGCACAAGCAACACTTGATTCAATTCGCTCATCTGGTCTTGGTGCTGGTCAAGGATTCTCAAACAAAGATCGAGAATTCTTAGAAAATGCCCGTCTTGGAAACATTACATATAGCCCAGAAGCATTGCGTAGGCAGTTAGATATTGAAGAAAATGTTGCAAAAGCTACGGTTTCATCTTGGAACAATAGGCTTAAAAATATCCCCGCGGAAGCAAGATCGTCTCTTGGCCTTGGGGAGGTAACAATTCCAACAACGCCTACAGCCGCACCAAGAATTCCTCGTTACAATCCTTTGACAAAACGGGTTGAATAATGGAAGATAAAATTATTGAAATTCCAGGTATGGGCCAGGTGGCTTTTCCTGGTTCAATGTCAGATACAGAAATCAATGATGCCGCAAAGCGTCTTTATGAGCAGTCTGGTGCTGGCAAGCCTTTAACCGGAAAAGAAGTTGCTACTGGGGCAATTACAAATTTCCCATCTTCATTCAAAAACCTCATTGGAAACATTGTCGAGGCAATTACAAACCCGGTTGAAACAGCAAAATCTGTTTTAGATGTTGGCGCTGGAGCACTACAAAATGTATTACCAGAGCGACTAGTTCAAGCGGTTGGAGAAGATAAACAATCCAGGGATATGGCCCGCAAAGTGGGGCAGTTCTATGCCGAACGCTATGGAACCGGAGAGGGACTAAAACGTGCAATTGCAGAAGATCCGGCAGGTGTTTTGGCAGATTTATCAACGGTTTTAACTGGTGGTGCTACTGTCGCACCGCGTGCAGTTGCTACTCCTTTGGCCGCTACGGCACGAGCTGTTGATCCGCTATCTCTTGCCGCTCGCGGGGTTCAGGCAACTGTTTCTGGTACTGGCAAAGTCATCGCCCCTGTTATTGGGGTTCAAACCGGCGTTGGAACGGAGCCACTAAGACAAGCATTTCGTGCTGGCCGCGAAGGCGGAGAGGCAGCAACGGCATTTAGAGAGAATATCTCTGGTCGTGCCGATATTACAGACGCTTTGGATATTGCAAAATCAAGCCTTGATGAAATGCGTCAACTAAAAAATGCCGAATATCGATCAGGAATGGTCAATATCAAGTCTGACAAAACTGTGTTGGATTTTGGAAACATTGAAAAATCCATTGCAAATGCAGAAAACAGCATTTCATTTAAGGGACAAATCAAGGATCAAAACGCTGCTGACCGCTTAACGGCAGTAAAAGACGAAATAAATGCATGGAAAAAACTTGATCCTGCCGAATACCACACACCAGAAGGCATGGATGCCTTAAAACAACGAGTTGGATCATTGCTTGAGGGAATTCCATTTGAATCTCGTAATGCACGCCGTGTAGTTGGTGGTGTTTATGACTCTATTGGGCAGGAAATTAAACGTCAGGCTCCAATATATGACCGAGTGATGAAAGATTATTCCAGCGCGTCTACTCAAATTAGAGAAATTGAGCGGTCGTTATCACTTGGCCAAGGTGCTTCTGCGGACACCGCTTTGCGTAAACTGCAATCTTTGATGCGTAATAATGTCAATACCAATTACGGTCAGCGCGCAAAACTTGCCAAACAAATGGAGTCTGCTACCGGCAAAGAAATTATGCCAAGTTTGGCTGGACAAGCCCTTAGTGAATTGGCCCCAAGAGGAATTCAGCGTTTAGCCACTATTCCTACTGGTGGTGCTGCCTATTATTTGGGTGGAGCACCGGCCGCAGCGCTATCGCTTGCCACATCATCTCCTCGAGTTATGGGAGAGGCGGCTTATGGTGCTGGTTTAGCGGCCCGTGGAGTAAATCAATTAAGCCAAAATTTGCCGTTTGTAGTAAATCCGCAACTTTACAACCTTCTTTATCAATCTGGACAAGTCCAAGGACTTTTGGAGTAACAAATGCCCAAAGTAAAAATCAGCGAATACTCGCAAACCGCAGCCAATAATACCGACATCAACAGCATCAACCTTGCAGAAGGTATGCTGCCGTCGGATGTGAATAATGCAATCCGAGAGTTGATGAAGCAGCTCAAGGACTTCCAGGTCGGATCTGCGGGTGATTCCGTAACGGTAGGTGGAAGTTTGATTGCGGTTGGAACCACAACGCTTAAAGGGCTAACCTATCCTACTTCGGACGGTACTAACGGCCAGTTCATTAAGACCAATGGCTCGGGAACCCTGAGTTTTGCTACTGGCGCATCTGGAGATGTTACTGGCCCCGCATCCAGCACAGATGGCAACATTGCGGCGTTTACCGGAACCTCCGGCAAGATCATCAAGGACAGCGGCAAGGTTCTGCCCAGCGGAACCATTGTCGGCACTTCTGACACCCAGACGCTAACCAGCAAGACCCTGACCGATCCGGCAATCATCGGAACCATCCTTGAGGATGTCTACACCATCTCTGATGGCGCTGCCTTTGAGATCGATCCTGGCAACGGTTCTATCCAACTAATCACACTTGGTGCAAGCCGTACTCCCAAGGCTACGAACTTTGCTGCTGGTGAGTCGGTAACGCTGATGGTAGATGATGGCTCTGCTTATACGCTGACTTGGACAGACTCAACCTTTGGTGGCTCTGGTGTGGTGTGGAAGACTAACGGTGGTGTTGCACCGACTCTGAATACTTCTGGATATACTGTAATCACCCTGTGGAAAGTATCTACACAGGTTTATGGCGCTCGTGTTGGTGACGCTTAAGGAATAACTATGCTCGCAAGAAAAGCATTAGCAGGAGCGCCTAGCGTTGCTCCTTTATATGTTACTGATGTTTATTCCACCACTCTTTATACCGGAGATTCTTCTACACAATCTATTACTAATGGTTTAGATTTATCTGGTAAAGGTGGGTTGGTTTGGATTAGAGAACGAAATACTGCCGCTGCTCATTGTTTATTTGATACCGCAAGAGGAACAGGAACTGTTTTATCAACTAATAGTTCTGGAGGGGAAGTAAGTACAGATGCAGTAACCTCATTTAATAATAATGGTTTTACTGTTAAATATCCAAATACTAACGATTATTATGTAAATAGAAGCACCAAATCAAATGTTTCGTGGTCGTTTCGGAAAGCAGAAAAGTTTTTTGATGTTGTTGCTTATAGTGGTAATAGCGTAGATGATAGAGCAATTAGCCATAATTTAGGATCAACTCCTGGTTGTGTAATTATCGCAAGAAGAAGCGGAGATGATTGGTTTGTATATCATAGATCTCTTTCTTCAAATAATGGATTAAGACTAAATACAGCTGGGTCGGCATCTTCAAATACATCAACAGTAAAATCAGTTTCATCTACCACATTTACTGTTGGAACAGATGGAATGGTTAATGTATCTGGATCAAACTATGTTGCTTACCTATTTGCCCATGATGCAGGTGGATTTGGATCTGCTGGAACAGATAGTATTGTTTATTGTAGCACATATCAAGGAAATGGAACTGATCCAGGACCAACTGTAACAATTGGTTGGCAACCGCAATGGTTATTAGTAAAAAGAAGTTCTGGTGGTACTGGTGATTGGACTCTTTATGATTCTGTTCGTAATACATCAAATCCTAGAGAAAATGTTTTTTATCCAAATACAAACCAAGCAGAAGAAGTAGCAAGCACAGTAGATTTTCTTTCTACTGGTTTTCAACCACGAACAAGTTCTGCTAGAGTAAATGCTAATGGCGATAATTACGTTTATATTGCAATAAGAAAGGCAAATTAAAATGTACGCAAAAATCAACAACGGAGTTGTCGAAATATATCCTTACACAATCGGCGATCTTCGGAAAGACAATCCAAATACATCATTTCCAAAGCAAATACCAGATTTAGTTTTAGAAGAATTTGGTATTGTTGCTATCCAACAAGTTCAACCTCCAACAGTAAGCCATACACAAACTTGGCAAGAAACAACCCCTGTTCTGGATGGTGGTGTCTGGAAACAAGCCTATTCTGTTTTCTAACGCAAGTCAGGCAGACATTACTGCACGCATTGAAGAAAAATCAAAAGAAGTTAGAAAAGACCGTGATGCTCGTCTGTCCGGTAGCGATTGGACCCAAGTTGCTGACGCTCCGGTAGATAAGGCTGCTTGGGCAACTTACAGACAAGCACTACGGGATGTGCCTTCACAGGCAGGTTTTCCCTATGACATCAACTGGCCTAGCAAACCGGAGTAACCGATGGCGCAACACACCACAGAAGGCGTTAAACACGTTGTAGACGGCTTATCTATCGTCACGGTACTCGGAACCCTAGCCGAGATACTTCCGGCCCTGGCAGCCCTATTTTCCCTAGTCTGGTCGGTGATTCGGATTGCCGAGACCGATACGGTACGCCGTTGGTTTGGAAAGCCTCCCTTGAGATGACCACAATCGCCGCTCGGGTATCTACGGGAGAAATTGCCGCAGATAGCATGGTCAGCGGCGATGATTCTTTCTACCTTGTCGAAAAACTCCGTCGTGGCAAAGCCTCTATCTATGGGGCTTGCGGAGATTGGGATAAGATTCTAAAGTTCTACCATGCGTTGGAGTCCGGCGGGGAGTTGGACTCCGACCTTGACGTAACCGTTCTTGAGCTTAGAAATGATGGCATCTGGATTTATGAGGGTACGATCATTCCTGCCCGGATTAAGAACGAGTTTTGGGCGATAGGAACCGGAGCAAACTACGCAATAGCCGCGATGCACATGGGATTAAGTCCCGCCGATGCGGTCAAACTTGCGTGTAAGTACGACACCAGTTCCCATGAGCCAGTAGACGTTCTAAAACTGGAGGGCAGGCGTGGCAGGCAAAAAAATATCGGATGAATCAATAATTGAGGCATTAAAACGACTTGGGAGTCCGGCTCATGTAGCAAAAGAACTGGGCATGGATGTTACCAACGTCTATAAACGGCGTAGCGTCATCCAAAAAAACCTAGGCATTAGCCTTCCAAGTTTTAATGCAAAACAGGAATCTGTCGTAAAGACCATCATTCCTGAGAACCGCAGGATCATCCAGCACGAGGTCCAAGATGGAATGGTTTTTGTTGCTTCTGATTGTCATTATTGGCCTGGGGAAGTCACTACAGCGCATCGGGCGTTTGTTACTCTGCTCAAAGAATTTAAGCCAAAGACCATCATCCTTAACGGAGATGTGTTTGACGGCTCTCGAATATCGCGGCATGAGCCACTCATGGGGACCAATCCCCCTACCCCAAAGCAGGAGATCGAAGCCTGCCAGGACCGATTAGATGAGATACGCAACGCTAGTAAAAACGCTAGGTGCTTGTGGACTTTTGGTAATCACGATGTCAGGTTGCACCGTTATATTGCTATCAACGCTCCTGAACTCTCAGATTTCCAAGGACTCTTTGATTATTTCCCCGGATGGCACACGGGCTGGCGAGTAGATATCAACGAGGATGTGATCGTCAAGCATCGGTGGCATAATGGGGTACACGCAAACTATAACAACACGCTCAAGTCTGGACGCAGCATTGTTACAGGACACCTACACCAACTCAAAGTAACCCCGTGGTCGGATTACAATGGCCGACGATATGGTGTAGATACGGGAACTCTTGCAGAGCCGTATGGAGAGCAATTTGTATACACAGAAACTAACCCTGTGAACTGGTGTTCAGGGTTCGCTGTGCTGACGTTTAAGAACGGAAAATTACTACCACCAGAACTATGTGAAGTCATTGACGGAGTTGCCTATTTTCGTGGGGAGGAAGTTTAGGGAGAACAAATTGTGAGCGACCCGATAGAAACGACACGGGCAGCACTAGGAGGTATAAAAGAGGCCATAAAAGTTGGCCGCGAAATCAAAGAAACCGCAAGGGAAGTCAATACTTTTCTTGACGAAGAAGCAAAAGCCAGAGTTGCATGGAAGCGCAAGCAGCAACAAATGATGCGGCGCGGCGACATGGTGTGAATGGAGGCGATAGACGAATATCGCATCATCCGTCAAATCCGAGA